CGAGGTCCTTCACACACTCGTGTACGCGACACAGTTCGTCCTCGACGATCTTCATATCGTTCATAGCAAGGTAGCGGGCATCAGCCTCTGTGATACCATGATCGTACACAACAGCCATAGATGGAATGTCCATGTGATCCAGTTCTTCTTTGCTGATACCACGATCCTTGAGATTGCGTCCGATACCGATTGTGTCGATACCCAGTGTATCCTGATAGACGGTAAGGACCATGCCCTCATGTGCAATCAGTTTGTCCAGAAAATGAGAAGTGTTATACTTCATCTAATTACCAACCTTCTTTTTGGCTCGTACGTGAGCCTTTGTAAACGACATACCTGCTAGCATGTCCTTCTTCATTGCGGCCATATGTTTTTTACTATGATGCTTAGAATGTTTTTTCATAGTTTCTTTTTGCCGCTTAGTTAGGTCTTTCTTCGTAGGTTTTTTTGGAACTCGTTTCATTTCTGTTTTCTCCTCCCATCCAGATACCAAACGCACCTGTCATGGCTCCCATTACAACGCTTACAAATGCGGACTGTGCTGCAGTGGGGCTGTCCAAGTTCATAAACCACTCTGCACAACGCCAACTCATCAGTGTCATCACGAGCATCATAAAGCGGGGCAGTAGCTTCCATTTCGAGATGCGTTCGAATGTTACGTCAGCCACGCCTATTTCTTTCCGAAGAACTTCGTTGCGCTTCGTACGCCAAAGCTTGCAGCAACAATAACGCCCAAGCTGTACTGGTACCATTCAGGCATTTGCTCCAGTTGTTGAAATCCGTGTGAGACGACATCTTCCATACCCGGTATGAATGCTAGGATCAGGGGAACCGAAAACAGGATAACCAGCCACTCATCCTTCCACGAGTTCTGACTACCCTTGATCGCTTCTAAGTCCCAGTCTATTTCACCTGTTGCTTTCTTTTCCATGATGACCGCTTCGGCTTTTGCCATCGCGACCTTCGCACCTGTTTCGGCTTTGGTCTTTTCGACCTTACCCTGTAGCCATGTGCCAGCTAGTTCAGAAATCGGACCTATCAGTAGGTTTAACATTTCCACCTCTTCCGTGCTTGGCGAAGACGACTATTCGGATTCTTCGCTGCCTTCGGGAACTTCTTCATCTGTCCTGCAGAGCGGGCACAAAATGACTTGCGACGTTTTGCTGCCTTGCTTCCGGGTTTTACTTTACCTGTCACTGCAGTCTTGAGTTTGCTGCCGGGGTTCTTCTTGCGGTATGCAGCCACCCCAGCCTTCGTCATACCCGCACCCTTCTTGGTAGGGCGAAAGTTCTTCTTGTTGCGGGCAGGCATGTTGTCAGGCTTTTTTGCCACTGGACTTCTTCCTTCTTCTGCCCGAAGCTGTTACAGACCAGTTCACTTTGCGTGGTCCGGTCTTCTTTGCTGCTTCTTTCTTGGTTATGCGCTTGGCCACTTTGGCTGGCCTACATGCAGGATAGGGCCGCTTCTTCTTTTCTGATCCGGAACGACCACACTTCTTGCCGGTCTTTACATCCCGCCAGTCTTCTTTGAACCATTTCGTTAAGCCGCCCTTTGGTTTAGCCATTAGGCGTACGTCCCACCACGCTTCTTATACGTACGAACAAGCCAAGCATTTGCGTATGCGCTTGGGTAAACATCGAATTTCTTCTTTGCTTCTGCTTTTACACGTGAGTAGAGAGCCTTGTTTTTAGGCGTAGGACTGCCTGACTTCTTCTTCTTTGGTTTGGCTGGTGCTTTAGGTGCCATAGGTGTATCCCCCGCAAAGGTTATTGCTTATAACATGAATTGAGTAAGGAGTAAAGGGGGCAAGTTGCCCTGCCCCCAAGATTATTATGTGCCAGTCGAAACTGTAGCAGACTCAGTAGGATTCTGTGACACGTCGCATACGACGGCGTGTACACGGAAGCGCAGTGCAGTCGTGCCGGATGATCCGGAGTCAAGCACAGTCACCTGAACAGAGTCAGCAGCAGTGACCATATTCACGCCTGCAGCCTTCAGGTTGAACTGGATGATTGCAGCAGCGTTACTTGCGCCGCCGTCAACCAGTGAGTCAACGTCAGTGCTGGTGCCTACGTCAAGCGTCACGGAGGAGTTGCCCGAAGCCTCAAGGACTTCAAGAGCGCCGCCGATTACCATCGTATCTGCAGGCAGATCGATCATCTTGACAATATCAGCCCCAGCGAGGGACGTGTTATCAACCGCGTCGTAGACCGGAGAGGTGATAACATACGGGCGAGGCAGGTTAGCCGGATGACCAACGGTTCCTCCACCAGTAACGGTACGATCATAAGTAGCCATTTATATATCTCCCCTTACGCAAAGTCGATGACGCCGCGAACGACAGCTTCTGGACGCAGAACTTTGCGACCAAAAACGTGCAGACCACGAATTACGTCAGAGAACGACTCAGTTGAACGAACCACTTCGGTCTTAGCAATGTGCGAAGCAGTGGAGGTGGACGACATGTGACCTGCGAGAATAACATTCTCAGAGGCGTCAGTTGCCACACCAGACAGAGTTACCTGATCGGTACCTGCTGTTGAGTTGAGTGCGGTGGACTTGTAGCAGCGGAAACCAGCAAGGGTGCCCGGTACAGCAAGACCGTTACGCAGTGGTGAAGTACCATCGCCGGTTACCTGAACTTCAGCCATTTTATTACCGGCTTGGAACATCTTCTCGTAGAAGATCGGCGGTGCTACGAACCAGCGATTCTCTTCCGGCACAGACTGATCGTCAAGCGAACGTGCCATCAGCAGCATCAGGTTGATGCCTGCATCGTCGGTTTCTACGTTGATTGGAGCGGATGCTGTACCCAGAGCAGAGTTGGTAGTGGTCAACCCGCCGGAGAGTGAGGCATCGTCAGCACCTGCAATGCCTGCACCATCTGACATGGCTTGCAAGACATTGGCGTCGTACTTACGCTTCAGGGCAAATGCACCAGATGAGGTAGCAAGTGCTTCGAAGTTTACGTGCGAGTGCCGCTCTTCGATGTCGTCGATCTTAAACGCGAAAGCGTTTGCATTATCGACAACCATCGTGATTTGATCGTCAGCCAAGTCTTGTGCGTTTACAACGGAACCCCGTGTGTATGCACTGACAGTGACTGTTGGTTCTTTGATGATGCGAACCGTGTCGCCAAAGTTTTCAATTTCGCCCGCGTAGTCGGTGTTTGTAATGTCTTCTACAACCGAAGCACGACGGAAGAACTTGAGAACCTTTTGGCTGAAAATCTCCGGTGCAAAATTACCGGAGGGCAGGTTACCATAGCCTGCAGCAGTACCAAATGCCATTGGTTCTTTCCTTCCTTCTTGAGGTTAAGGTTAGTTGTTAGGGTCGATCCGTCCCTCTTGACGCGCAGAGTCGAGTTCTTCTTCGAGTTTCTCGAACTCCCACGGCTTGAGACTACGGATTTCGGAAGCTTTCCACACCTTGCCGTCTACTTTTGCAGTCGCTACTTCTCTCGCGGAGGTCTTAGTAACTGCATCTGCTGCAGAAGGTTTTGTGGTCTTCTTCCTTTTTGCCGGTACACCAGTATCGGCCTTGTAGAGGTCTATGACCCGTGCCGCCCATTTAGCATCCGTATTGTTTTTGTAGATGCCATCTGAGATTGACTCAGGCTGTTCTTCGAGCCACGAAAGAAACTTTTCATCTGACTTGATCTCGTCGAAGTCGGAGTGATGATTGAGCAGTTGCTGGTAAGCCTTCTGCTTTTCGAGTTCCTTTTCACGCTCTTTGATCGTACCTAATTCCTCGCGGAGTTCGGCAACTTGTGATTCAGCCTGATAGGATGAAACGGTCTGTACGACTTCGAACACTTCTGGATACTGATCTTTGAATGCTTGCAGTTCTTCTGGAGTCTTTGGCATTGCTACCCCCTTCGGCATCTGTGCTTGAGGAGATTGCATAACCGTTTTTAATTCCGCGATTTCCTGCTTGAATTCATTTACCTTTGTATCGTAGTGTCGTTTGAGGTCGTCATATCGTTTCTTGTAGTCGTGTTCAGCTTCTTGCTTTTGTTCTACGAAACTGTTTGCTTTTTGCGGAGTAGCCTCTTCGGGGTCCGCGTCTTGTGCTTCTACAGTCTCTTCCGCTTCGTTGTCTTCGTCGTCTTTGTAGACATCTTCGCGGTGCTTCCCACGATATAACGAGTCATTGTTGATTGTTCCGAATGAGTCGTTAGGTTTGTTGGCACGGTGGCCTCTTGCTTTTGCCATTTTATTACCTCTTGATAGCGGGGCTACTTTGGCGTGTAGGTAGCCGCTCCGGTTGTGCTGGGGCCGTTGTTAGCGGGTAGCCAGCGAATCTTAAAACTGTGGAGACTGCAAAGTCTCAGACTCGTAGTCTACAGGGTTTTTATCTCTCTTTTTTGTATTGGACTTACCGAATAAGCCGTCAATATATCTGGAAATAAATCCTTTTTCTTCAGGCTTGGCTACAGGAGGAACACCTCTCTCTTTAAGCACCTCTGCAGCTAAATTATTGTAAAGTTCAACCTGTTTTTTAGGAATGCTCATATACTTAGCTACATCCCCCCTCTGCGCCACCTCTATGTAGGGAGACTCCGCAAGCACGAGCGAATTTTTCTTAGAAACTTCACGACGAGTTTTTTCGTCCATGACATCCATCATACGCTCTTCTTGTCCCCTTGTTAGTCGGGGTGCGCCAAGATCGTAGTGCATGTAGTTCATCGCAGCGTGTCGTAGTTCGTGCGCCAGTGTAATCATAACTGTCGCCCTGTCTCCCATATCTATTCCCTCATAAGTTTGGGCGTGTGTCGGAATGTACATAGGTTCTGAGAAGTATGACGCCGTAGGAGTTTCGCTAGGAGTGATGCCCACCTTCGAGAGAAGAGGTGAAATCATTCTGTTGGGAGTAGTGGATGGATTTAGTGTTTCCGTCTTTGCCTCTTGTTCTTTAGAGAACCCTTGTCCCTGTGGAAAAACTGGTCTTTTGTTTTTGCCGGGGGCGGGGTTGTATACGCCCGCAAAGCCGTAACCAACTTGATCCTTTACCGTCTCTGTCCCATCATCTTGGCTAACCCTGCTGTAGTCAAACGGAGTGGGCAGTCCCGCCACTCGCAACTCTCCCGATGTATACAAGTCCCAGCCAAGTCGAGCTAGCTGATCGTCGCGTATAAATTCTTCTAAATCAGCACGAAGTTCAACATCTGCTATAGCTTCGTCTTGACGACGCTCAACAAGGCCGGGCTTTGGCGTCGGACGAACCTTATCTCCCTCTGCGTACTTTCCCACAGTGAGGAATCCACCCCCTGCAGCACCCGCTGGGCGTTGGCCGTTCTCTTCGATACGCTTCGACGTTTCCTTCTTGCCGCGATTGTTGATCTTTTCGAGTCGGTCATAGCCGATGATCTTGGCAATATGTGGCGGTACAATTACTTCACCACGAGATACGGCCACGTCAACCTCTTCCTTAGACGGGGTTCGTCCCATGACTTCCTTGCCACCACGGACGCGGTAATTTTCATACGCCTTGTTGAGCATCTTAGATATGTCTGATTCGCCAGCCATCTCGACGGCTGCAGCGTTGATGACAAAGGTGCCCTCTGGGACACTCATAGGCTTGTCGTCAGCCACAGTAGCCGCTTCGGATACCTGTGATGGGGGACGCTCTACGAAGCCCGCTGGTGCAGCCTGTGGAGCGGTTCCGCCCATCTGCAGGCCAACACGGCCACCGTCTGCGAACGCATTCGCTGGTGCATCGTAATCGTACGTAGGAGGAGCGGAAAAGTCCTGACTAGGACTTGTTCCGCCGCCCGGTGCGCCACCGGGACCACCATACGGATCATCGTCGCCACCCGCATAAGATGGTGGGGTTGTTGCCGGTGGTGGTGGACTGCTATCATCTTCGGGAGGTGTGTATACAAAGTCGGGTTGACTTGTGTCCGGTACAGTCGGGCCGCTGGCAGATGTGCCGCCGTCTGTGGTCGTTGTCACTGGCGTCGTTGGCGTAGAAAGGCCGTACTGAGGTATGATTGAATCAATAATGAACTGTGCGCTTGTCTTTCCACGCAAAGCAAGGGCAGAATTGTAGCTGTCACGGGACATGTTACGTGTTTTATGAAAAAACCCGCCGTAATATATACTGCCCTTCATAACACCATCGACATGTTGCTTGTGAGCGAGTGCGGCATCTCGAAACTCCTGCTTGGTCATGCCGCTTATGTCAATACCCAACTCTTCAGCCTTATTACGAAACTCTACTTCGCGGAGTCTACCCCCGCCCTGCATCATGTGCCCATCCTCCCGCCTCTGTGCGGAATGATACGTCCCGAATGGGTCAAGCGCGTAACCGGCTTGGGTGGCAACAGCAGTAAAACCCTCACCATCCGTACCACTTTTACTATCGAATGTCATGGTGCCGGGTATAAATCTTTTATTTATCTCGTCATTACGAAGGGCTGTAGCCTGATCCATGCCGCCCAGTTGACCGTTAGTAATTTTGCTGCCCGGTGCGCGGCTAAGAACCCGACCCTTAAACTTGTACATTGACCCGCTGGTGCCGCCAGTCGCTGCGATCTTTGCAGCGTTGTCGCGATTTATCTTTGCTGTTATGGTGCTGGCCATAGTACCTAATGCTCCGCCAAAAAATTGGGAGGTAAGGTCCGGCTTTACTGGTTGATCTGGATTAAGACCACCTCCAGCAGGCAGCATATCGCCTATAAAGTTTGAAAACTCACCGTTACCGCTCTTATCTCTTGGCTGCGTCAGGTCGTAGTCTACTATATAATCATCGTAATTTTGTGTGGAGAAATACCTGTTGCTGTCCGGCCTAGAGTTGCCACCAAATACAGGATCATACGCTGTAAAAATCGCATTCTCCTCTTGATGATCCTGATAATCTACGGGTATTATACGTGGACCGGGATCGGGATCGGCAGGAGCAGCAGGGTCCGCTGCCGGTGCGGCTTTCACTTCGATGCCGCCAAAATTATAAAAATCAACTAGATTTTGTTGGTACTCATCAGCAGTTAGATTGTAGCCCGCTTGAGCGACACGCCCGCCCACGTTCATCTGAATCTGTGGTCCTTGATCTGCGAAGACGTTTTCATACTCTGGTCTCCCTGCCATTTTATTATCTATTGTATCCGGGACACGATAATTAGTAATGCCTCGTTTACGTAATTGTAGGGCTTTCTGCGGATCGGTTGAAGGTACAACAGGTTTAGCAAAATTTTGGTATGGATCAGCCCGTTTAATTTTGTCCGCGTCAGTAATGTCTTCCGTTTTTATTGCGGGGTCTTTTAAAAACTCCGCTTCGTAGCCCGGAGTGAGCATCCCTTCGTACAGAAAATCACCTAGAGGTTTAGGAGAATCTCCTGAGTATTCTGCCATTTCGTGCATCTGCTTTAGAAGTTGTGTGATTTTATCCATCGTTTTTCACTACTGCCTCGTGGCTATCCTTCAACTTGAGGAGCATTTCCAGTAAACCCAGCTTCCCCTGCACTTGGCGAAGCTCCGACTCCGATTGTGCCGTTACCACGGCCCGAATCATCGACTCCCGGAGGTCCACTAGGTACTCCTCCATCTGGGGCCATTCCTTGCTGTAGAGGAGCGGGGCTAGCTTCTGGGCCTGCTGCTTGTTGAGCATTTTGCATCATTCCTTGTAACATCTGCGCGTATACTTGCGCCTCATTCTGATCGTTGACCAAGCTGTCAGGGTCGATATCCTGCGCGATAGCAAGTTCACGCATCAGGTTTGGCAACTTTACAAACGGGGCCAGCATGGGGTTGGCTACAGTCTGCAGAAGGGAGGTGAGTCGCTGTGTACGTACTTCTTTCTGCATCACGGCGGCTACACCACGAGGCTTGATCTCTAAGTCGCCTGTGATATCCTCGACGTTCTCCCCGAACTGCATGTTCCACTGGAAGAATGCCTCGCCGATTGGCTTGAGAAGGTGGTCGTCGATGTTCTTGATGACCGTCTTCATCGACAAGCCTGCACTGCCCATCAGCATAGACAAGCCTGCTGCAGTGCGTCCTGTGCCCGTCACGCCAGTTTGACCGTGTATGATTGATGGGATGCCCGTCTCTTCGTCAGCAAGCTGTCGGCTTATCTGGTACATCTGTATGTTTTCAGGTGCCGTATTCGGAAACTTGAGGCCGTTGATTGCTGTGCCGGTGACGCCCGACTGTCTGCGGAATATCTTACCGGGGAAGATGTCCATGTTCTGTCCGGGTACCAACGACGCCTCATCTACATCGAAGACGAGATTGCCAGCGAGGGCAAGGTTGTCGATTGCCATACGAACGTGGCCGTTCATCAGCATCTGTGCGTCTTCCATGTTCTCCGCAACACCAACGCCCCAGATTTGATAGGGGTTGATCTCAAACGGAAAGGCTTGGTATGGAATACGTGCGGGTGTAAACGGGTTTAGTACGCAGCGTAAAACCATCGTACCGCACACCCAGATGTTGACTTGCATCTGGTCAAACTCAGACATAAGTTCTGCGTTTTCTAGGCCGACTTCTTTTGCGAACTTGGAGTCGAGAACGCCCCAATATTCGAGGACTTCATAGCGATTCTCAGAGATGTGAGGTTCGGTTTCGTCCTCACGAATTGTATCCTCGTAGTATTTGTCCTCGTAGTTTGGCCCCTTTGCAAGGCACTCCTCAATTGCTTGAGCGTCGAAGTGTGGGCGCATAATAAGACTACGAAGCTGCTGACGATTCATGCGGTGACGTTCTATGACGTACTCGCAGTCCTCTACAGATGTAGCGGATGGATCAGGATGAAAGTCCCATACTGATACGTGTTCAATGCGCGGAACCATTCGTTCGTACGGATCGTAGGAACGCTCACCGTTATCGTCCGTACTCCAGTTGTGAACCCGTTTATGAAAGTTGAACGGTCCCTTGACAATGCCTGTACCGAACAAAGACGACTCGAAGATTGCCTTACGAAACTCACTTACGGCGTTTGTGTCGAGCAACTGGTCGTGGATGCACTTTTCCATCTTTCGTGCTTGTTCTTTTGCAGGTTCGAACTGTGGCTCTCCCATGCGAGACTTACCCGCAAGGATCGTGTCACCGAAGTCTTTACCATACGATCCCAAGCTGTGAGGTTCATCCGCTTTCATCGCTCCGGGTGCTAGTTGGCGACCATCTCCCGGAAAGCCATAGGGATCACTCCCTAACTGCGAAAGCTCGTCAGCAGGCGTACGCATATGAGCAAACTCCTCAATACCTTCCGGCATAGGAGTTGACTCGACAACAAGTGGAAACTTCTTATTGGCAAACAGAATGTCGATAATTTGCCCATACGCAGCAAGGACCTTCGTCTTGGTGATCTTGATGAACACCTTAGACTTCTCGCTGTCGCGGTACTGCGTCGTACTATCGTAGATTCCACGAAAGTTTTTATACGCCTGCAGCCATCGCTGTTCGTATGAGAACCGTCCGTTTTCTGCGTCATCAAACTTAGCCTTGATGTGGCCCGCAAGTCCGGGCATCTGCTCATCAGGGCTGGCAATCGGAATCGCTCGTTCGTCGTCCGGCTCTAGGAAATTATCGGCCATGTCGCTTCCTTAGTAGTCGCGTTCGTCTGCCATCTTAAACAGGGAAGCTTCCACAGTTGCTTTTGTTTGCTTCTTGGGCATAGCTTCGATCATCGGTCCAGTTACGACACGACCATCAAACTCCAAGCCCTCACGGTAGAGTTGTGTTGCGCCCTCGTCTTTATCGACGCTGGTCTTGTCGGCACTCATAATATACGATGCGCCATAGTTGTAGTTATTACCGGGCATAGGTTTCTCTCCCCTATGGTTGTTGTTGATTTTCTAGGAAGCCCGAACCGACTCTGGCGCGGTTTCTTCCTCTTCTTCGGTCAACTGCCTCTTGTTCTTCTGAGGAAATTGCATCATCCAAAGCCTGTTGATACGGAGCCATCTGCTCCGGAGTCATGTCGTAAAAATCTTGTGCGGGTCTGTTATATGCCCTTGCCAAGTTCTCTTGTGGATCAGCACTCATATCGCTTGGAATAACTACTTCTGCAAAAGGTATACGACGAGCTATCGTTTTTCCTACAATTGCACGTGTGGCTGCTTCACCCGTCTGTTGAATTGCCTCATCAGCAAGGGCCTGTGCAGGGTCTAGGAGTGCCATTCCAACTCCTGCTGCCGCCACTCCTACGCCAAGTTTTTGTCCGGTTGTTGATCCCTTTGTTTCAGGAGCCTCGTAGTCAGGGTTGGTTAGCCTGTCAAGATCATCATTCCATAGCCCGTTGGCCTTCATAGTTTCAATCTGTTCGGGAGTGAATTTCACGAGTCCCTGCGGACCCTTTCCCGC